TTCGTCAGGTACTATTCCGGGGCAGGTAAATGGAAGAGCGGCATATTTCAAGAAGCCCCTACCACCCACTTCATCCCCCTCTCAGCCCTTGGAGAACCGAAGCCATGAGCGATATTGTGGAAGGCTTCACGCCAGGGCCTTGGAAAGTAGAGTTGTGGAATGGGACGGCCCTCATCGTAAGCCCGTTATCGTACAGGCACCTAGCGACTGTTTTCGTGAATGGCGGGTCAACGCTGGAAGCGGGGACCGAGTGGGCAAACGCCCGTCTCATCGCCTCCGCACCAGATCTGGCCGCCGAAATCCCTCGCCTCCGTGAGGCCAACGAAGCCCTCTCCCGAGAGAATGAGGCACTGAAGGCGGCACTCGCCAGGTCAATGACTGCCCTTGATGACTGGCTCAACATCTTTGCCGAAGACATGTGCGAGGAAGAACGGGTCAGAGAAGCCAAGCAGCGCGTCTATGAGCACGGCTCCATCCATTATATCAGCATGGTTCAACAGCAGAATCGTGCCGCCCTCCGACAGAAGGAAGGCAAGCCCTAGAGCGGCGTCCGAGGAGCCCCCTGAGACCACATGACAGGGTGCTGCAGGTCTGACCCGAAGGTCGGCGGAGCAACGCGGATTGCGAAGGTCACGGCGGCCGGCTACCGGGAATTAACCGATGCGGCCATAAAGAAGCTTGAAATTCGGAACAAGTCGCTCAACAAGAAGCTTAAGACATTCTTCACGAAGTAAGGAGGCAACCATGAATATCACCAAGATTTCCGATGGTGCGTACTTCGTCCCGAGCTACTCGATGCAGACGATCACAGCGGGGTATGACGACAGCTGTTCCCTTGCATCATTTGTGGGCTCAGAAGATAAGGACGAGGCTGTGAGGGCGGTGCCGCAGGCGCCGCCCGTGCGCGAGCTCCCCAGGTTTGAGCGGACGCCACATATAGTCTCCGCGTAACCCCTCAGCGCTTCCTCCCGAACCTCTTCCTCACCTCTTCATACCAGGTGCGAGAGCACCCGAGATTGCCGTTTGCAGAGGCCAGCGCGGCCCTGTGGCGGGCAAGCGCCAGCCGGGCGTCATCGCCCGCTGCGAGCTGGGGAACGGCCACGGGCGCCATGCAGGCGGGCGGCCCAGGCAGGTTCACCGGGATGACCTTAGTGCTTCCGCTTGCCTGGCACCCGGCCAACAGCGCCGACGTCAGCATCAGTGAGAGCGCAGTTAGGCTCCGGGCGGGTCTTGAGCGCGATTTCATAGTCTTTCACCTGTGATTCGAGTTGCTGGCGTTGCGCGTCGAGGGCGGCGGCTTGGGCGCGGGCCACCTCATCAGCCTGGGCGGCGGCGGATATGTCCCGCTGCATCGACGCGATGACGGCGCGCAGCTGGGCGTCGTGGCAGTTCTGGGATGCCGCGGAGTAGCCCTTCCAGTAGGCGCCGCCGAGCATGGCGAGGGCGACGAGCCCGCCGATCACCCAGCGGTTCATGAGCAGCGAGAGCAGCATGACAGGCATCACACGGCCCCCTTGAGGCACACAGCGCGCTCGGCCTCACGGCGCTTCACGAGCCCCGGAAGACGGATGCCGGCAGCCTTCGTGAAGTTGCGGAAGGCATCGCAAGCCTGCCTGATCTGCCCGGCGTCGAGCAGCCTGCGGACGCTGGACCGGCAGAACGCCGCAGTGCCGATGTTGTAGGAGAGACTGAGCGCGGCCACGTAGGGCCCGTCAGGGAGGGCGTCAGGATTGCGGAGGCAGCCGCGCAAGCCGGTCTCGAACTCTACGAGACGGCCAGCTAGCATGGTCTTGCACTCGGCGACGGTGGCGCGGTCGCCCATCTGGACACCGCGGGTCTCGCCGAAGCATAAAGTTGGGATTCCGATCGGATCTCGATAGGCCATGGTGCGCAGGCCCTCGAAGCCGCCGACAAGCGCCACAGCCACCGCTGCGAGCCCTGCACTTTTCTTAAGCCTGCTCATTGTTTTCACCTGAGATTTTCGGTTGAGGGATGAGGCGCGCAATGCCTGCCGCCACGGTCACGAAGAATCCGAGCGCCGCGAAGATGCCCGTGGGTATCTCGACAAGCTCACGGAGCAACGGCAGCACGAACTCCGCGCCGGACAGCACGGCGGCAAGGACGATGAACTTGATCGACCACGAGTAGCGCAGCACGCGCCGCCAGTTGGGAACGAGCATGGTCATTTCCCCTTCGCCACGCGCACCCAGATCTGCACGCCGAGCCAGATGCAGCCGAGGATCGGCATCAGGAGCGCCGCGAGCTGCGAGAAGTCACTGAGCAACTGGTAGAGGCGGGGATTGAGGCCAGTCAGCACCGCGAGGATCGCGACCGCATCCGTGAAACGCTCCATGATCGAACCCCCAGGCGGAAGCACTTTGAGCAAGTGAAGGGGCATCACACCCTCCTTTGATGATGTGGTTTCACACCGTCACCCATGAAGGGATGGCGTTAGCTGCGATGCGGTAGAACTTCACTTGCGACCCACCCGTCAGCCAATAGTGCTCGAAAATTGCGTACCGTCCCAGTTGCGCTACGAGGTTTGCGGACACAACGTCGCTCGTTGTTCCATTCGGAAGAAGAATCCGAACTGTGTCTGCTGATACCACCCGCCAACCCATCACGTACTTTGTGGTGCCGTCGCGGGTGCAAGCCACTGGGTAGTTTATGGTGACAGTTGTTGGCGTCCCAAGCGTACCACCGCCATCAAAACGGTTTCCGCCAGAATAGTAACTGACGTCTACCTTTGTATCGGTGAAAACGATGTGGACAGAGTTGTCTGTAATCGCCTGGACTGTATTTGCCCCGCCTACATCGTCCGGATTACAGATGAGGCCAAATCCGCCGCCCGTGGCCTGTGCTCCGAACGACACTTCGGCATACATTTCGCGCACAAGGTCGCCAGCATCGTACCCGAAATAACTCGCCGTCTGCGCTTGCCCGCTGTCTGCTGCGATGCAGGCCCCGCCAGAAACAGACGGAACTACGGTGCTGGTGTTGATCGCACCTGCCACACGGAACAGACGCCCATTGTTGGAGACGGCTGGGATTGCGCCGTTTGGATATGTCCCGAAATCGGTCGTGAAGGCTTTAGTAGCCGCAAACGCCCCAAGCGGGGTTTTTGCGGCCATCCACATTGTACAAAGTGCGAGGTCAACCGCGGAGAGATTGGCCCCAAACCGGATGATTAGACCATAAAGCCGTATGTTGGCGGGCAATGAAGACCCGCCACGACGGCCCATATACAGAACATAGGTGCCGTAGTTCCCGCTTCCCTGATCGGCTGCTGATGTAGCAACCTGAGTGCCGTTCACATACAACGTCGAGGTTTTGCCGCTGATGTCACCTACAGCCGTCAAGACGGCATCGTTGTTTGCAGGGAGGCCCGTAATGACCTGAGCAGTAGCAGCCGCAAGAGTAGAGCCGCTGGAGTTGAAATAATACCCTGGAAATGTTCCGGCACCCGGCCCGCGCAACTGCCACGAACCTGCGTTCGAGTTTGAATTCGCCGAGAACTCGGCAATCATTCCGGTTGTCGCATCACTTCGCTTTTGGACGCCCGCGAATACCTGAACCTTGTCAGCCCCGGCAGCGAATGATGCCGTCACAAGGCCATCATCTGATCCGTCAAAGTCGAGGTAATAGCTGCCACCACTATCCTGCTGCAATGTTGGACGCCTGGCGTCAGTGGACTGTGATGCATGGTTACCCCGGCCTGACTTGTCTCGGATGAGCCCGACAGGCTGCCCGGTTGCCGTTACAGGCGTAGTTCCGGCTGCGTCCTGAAACATGGTGCTAAGGTCGCTTGGATCATACCAGGAGCCAATCTCACCATAACGAAACAGCGATAGCGGACTAAAACCGCGCCTCGCGCCGAACGGGCTCCCGAATCCGTCGAGCGGAGAGGCCAAATCAAGCATGGGAGACCGCCACGTCACCGCCCTCGGCGGAGTAGACATAGACGCGATTCACGCCGGAGACGCCGGGGAAGAGATCGGTGAGCGCCACGTTTCGCTCGCCCTGGAACTTGGAGTAGGAGATCGACCCCGTGTCGTCGCTAGGTGCGTTGGCGCCGTTCGTGCCCTTCACCTTCAGCACGGAGCTGCCGAGGTTCTGGAAGGTGATCGCGGTCACGTTGGCATTGGTGAGCTGCGTCCATGTCTTTGCAGCCAACGTCGTGGTGGTGTTCTGCGCCATTGTTGGGGCTCCTTGATGGGGTTGTTAAGCTGGGCGGATGGCGGTTACTGGTAATTCACGGAGATGGACCCGGCGGTGAACGTATCGGAGCCGCTGGTTGATTTGACCTGGATGCGGTCGATTGCGCCGCTCAAGGTCACGACGCCGCCACCCACGAACAGCAAGTCCGTCGAAGCGCCCTGCAGCCCGGCGAGCGTGTAGCTGGCAACCCATTTGTTGCTTCCCACGTTCGAGAGGATGAGGGTGCCGCAGAGCGAGGTAGAGGAGGCGGCCATGTTGATGCCGAAGCCGTCTGAATAGTCTATGGTGGCTGGGTTTGCGCTGTTCGGAATGCGTGCGCCGGTCGCCTTGTAGCCCGTCGTCTGATAGGAGCCGGAGCCGATCTGCACCGTGACGCCGCCGCCTGTCGTGACATTGTCGAAGTTCAGGATGATCTGCTTCGGGCTGCCAGAGATCGACGTGATGCCCTGAGAGAGCCCGGACGTGGTGTTGACGGATGAGGACTGCGTGAGCCCGCCCGTTGCGTCTGCCCACGCCGGGTTCGCTCCCGTGCCGTTCGTCTTGAGGAACTGGCCCGACGTTCCGGCGGCCAGCCGGGCATAGTCCGTGCCATTGTAATAGAGGACGTCTCCTTGAGCGTCGGAGCCCATGGCGATCTTGGCGCCCGTCACCGTGTTGTCGGTGATTTGAGACGTGCCCACTGCCGAGAGAGTGGCGAGCGAGCCGAGGCCGAGCGTCGTCCGCTGGGCCGACGCGTCGGCATCATCGATCAGGGCCGCACCCGCCGTGGAGATCGTGACGCTGCCGGAACTCATGGTCAGCGTCCGGTCGGCATCGCCGGTGACGAGCGTGAAGGTCCGGTTGGCCGAGAGGTTGGAGCCAGGCACCACGCTCAGTGTGTGCGAGGCATCCGTGTCCTTGATCTTGAGGCCGGTGTTGGAGAGCGATACGCTGGTGATGTCGGTATTCGAGCCCGAGACAGCCGCGCCGAGGGCAGTACGGCCCGCCGCCGCGTCGGCAGCGATGAAGACGGCATCGCCCACGGTGGTGGAGCCAAGCGTTGCGCGTGCAGCCGAGGCGCTGGCCGTGGTGAACAAGTCCTTGCCGACAGTCGTGCCGCCGAGGTTCGTCCGGGCCGTCGCAGCGCTGGCGAGGTCCGAGAGGTTGTTCGCCTTGAGGGCTGCGAGCGCGTCTGCCGTGTCCACATAGGTTTTTGTGGCCGGGTGGAGCCCGGTGGTGGGTGCGCCCGCGAGGACGATGTCGCCGCTCATCGTGCCGCCCGCGAGGGGTAGCATCTCGTCGGCATACTGCTTCGTGACTGCGCCCAGCGGGTCAGTCGGGTCCGCATCGAGGATGAGCGGGCCCGTCATGGTGTCGCCCGCCTTGTCGAGTTTGCCTGCGATGGCGCCCGAGGACGTGGTGTCGCCTACCAGATCCCACTTGCCGTTTGCGTTGTAGATGATCGACTGCCCGGCGTCACAGGTTGTCGGCGAGCCGTTGAGGTGGGTAGACCATGAGCCGTCGATGGAGCCCGTGTCGGAGAGCGCATAATAGCTGCCAACGCCGAACGATCCGCTGAGGGCATAGGTCGCCGTGAGATCGATGGTGCCAAGATAGGAGCCGCTGATGGGCAGCATCGAGGAGTCGATGAGGCCGGTCGCCCCGAGCCGGACGCCCTTGCCCGCCTGGCCGGACGTGCCGCCCACGGAGACCGCCCATGCACCGCTGTCCACGTAGCCCTTGGTTGCGGCTTCCAGCGTGTTCGTTGGGCTGCCGGGAAGCACCAACGGACCGGTCATTGTGTCGCCGGATTTCGAGACCTTCAGCGCAATGGCAGTGTCCGCATATTGCTTCGTCGTCGCGTGCATGGCGGAGGACGGATCAGCGTGCAGCGTGAGGTAGCCGGAGAGCGTGCCGCCGGAGGTCGCCAGCTTGCCGCTGATCGAGGTGGTGAGGGTATCGACCTCGGAGTCGAGTTGCTGCTTGGTGACAGCGCCAAGGTCTGCAACGGCATCGCCGGAGAGGATGAGGAGGCCCGTCATGGTGTCGCCAGCGAGGGCAACCTTGGCGTCTAGAGCGGTCTGCGTGGCCGTGTTGATGGTGGTGCTGGAGGCGCTGGCATAGGGCAGCGCCGAGAAGGTCGAGGCCCCGTCACCGATCTTGATCCTAACGTCGGTGCTATCCACCACTTCGACGCCGATCTCGCCCGCGCCGAGGACGCGATTGTTCGCAACCCAGTTGGCGCTTGAGCCATAGAGTTGCCTTTGCCTGGCCGGAATGTCGGTCAAGGTGTTCTCCTATTCGGAAGCGAGAAGGTCAGGCGGCGGGGAGCGCCGGGGAACCCGCAACGATGAAGTCCGTCGCAGGCAGTGCGGGCGTTCCCGCAGTGATCGTGTCGGTGGCAGGGCTGGCGGGTGTGCCGCCCACGTACCAATTGCCGGAAGGCACAAGCAGACCCTGAGGAACGGTGCCCACGTCCATCTCGGCTGTGACGGAGGCCCTGAACACGTCGGGCGCCACCAGCTGCAAGGCAATGTCGCTGATGTAGCGCACCGTATGCGGGATCAGGGTCAGCCCCTCGACCGTCAGGCCGGAATAGGGGCTCTCCAAGTCCATGCTGTGCCAGTCGTAGCCGTCCTGGTTCGCCCACAGTTGCCAGATTGTCAGTTGTGCAGTCGAGAACAGGAACGACAGGGTGAACACCTGCCGGTCTTTCTTTGCGCCCCGGCGCTGCCGCCTGTTGCCGCGCTCGAATGTGACTGACGAGATCGGCATGGCCGTCTCAAGTGCATAGTCAGAGACCTGCGGAGCCGGGAGGGTGGAGGGATAGTCCGCCATCACACCGCTTCCAGATATTGGGCGATCATCGAAGGCGCGCTCTCGGCGGTCACCGTGACCTGCACGTCACTACCGGAAACGTTGTTGGCCACGAGCCCAGATGTGAACCGGATCAGCACCGGGGAGAGCGTGTCCTCGGTGATCCCGGCGTAGAACGTCGGCAGATTCATGGTGAACCAGTCATAGGCGTTCGCCGTCGCCCACTGATACCAGGCTCCCCACTGCACCACGCTCATGATGAAAGTCAGCGAGAAGGTATGCGGCATTGTCGTGTGCACCCGGCGCTGCGCCTGATCGGTCGCTCCCGGCGCGCGGACGACGCCCATGGCGATCTGCGCGGAGAAGCCTGAGATCAGCGGTTGCGGGTAATCTGACGGGTAAGCGGTCATCAGGAGGCCATGTAGCTCATTGCGCCCGTGAAGATGCTGGGCGCATAGTTCATCGCTTCGACGGTGACGGTGTTCTCTCCCTGCGGGCTCACCGTCGTGACAATGAAGTCGCGGACCAGCGTCGTGGAACTTCCGAAGGCGAAGCGGTTGTAGTCGTACTCGTCATCGACGTGGATCGTCGGCAGCGTGCCGGTTGCCACAGCCTTGTAGTCGGCGGTGCCGCGGATCACCGAGAAGGGACCGGCGACCGAGCCGTCAGCCTTGCTGATGAGCATCTGCTTCGAGCCGCCTGACCAATCGAGGTCGTGGTCGAGCGTCAGGGTGTTTCCCGAGACGCCGATGATCTGGCCGCCGTCGCCCCACTTCGGGACATTGTGCGAGATGCCGATGCGGTCACCGAGTTGCAGCAGCAGGCCTTCCAGTTCCGTGTCGAAGGATGCCGTCTGGCGCTGCGACTGCCTCCGCTGCCATGTCAGCCGGGCATACTGCGCGGCGTGGGTGGCATTGGTGACGCCGGGAAGGGTGTATTGATCGGGCCTCAATGAGCCGGTCGGGTAGCGGGTGTAGGCCTTGGAGAAATCCTTCGGCTCGACATATTCAATCTCGACGCCATCGGCAGCGCCTTCCTGGTCCCAGCCGTAGCCCACGCTGAAACTGTCCTCGATGATATTGGCATCAGTGAAGAGCGCCGAGCGAACGGATTTGACACCGTCCTGCACAACCGACATGACCGGACCCACCGGCAGGGGTTCAGCGCCGAATGGGGTGGTGATCGTGCGCAGCGCCTCCCAGACGGTGATGCCGTCGCGGAACACGTAGTTGAACTGGTAGGACGCCCACTTGGTGCGGAGGGATGCCAGCGTGGCGGTGTCGAGTTCCGAGCGTGGGCGGTTGGCGCCGTAGACGGTGTCGGTATAGACATCGGCGAAGGCATCGGCCCCGCTGGTCGATGCCGCTTCCGTGCCACCGGCGGGCGGCGGCAGGCGGCGGGAGGCCTTGACCCGGATGCGGGCGGATGCGTCGTTGCCGAGGCCCTGGGATGCCTTGATGCGGACAGCGAGCAGCGTCACGTTGCCGTAGACCGTGCCCGCCGGGTAGTCGGCAAACAGGCGCAGGCCCGTCCAGATGAAGCGGCTGATGCCGTTCTTGGAGTTCGGGGCACCCGTAATGCGGCTGATCTTCACCGCCCAACGTGCGCTCTTGACCGGCGTGATCATGTAGCTGCGGCGGAAGGGCGACGAGATCACCGTCTGGTTCTTCTCGCTGGCCGAGGTCGAGGTGCCGGTGCCGTTCGTGGCCGTGGTGATCGTGTTCCCGCTCCGGGTGTCGCAGGTGATGGTCGCCGAATAGACCGAGCCCACTGCCGCGTCGTTGTCGTCGCGCTCCTGCCAATAGACCGTGAACTGCGTCAGGCGGCCGCGAATGTCGCCATCGCTGTCCGGGTCCACGAGCCCCGAGGGGAAGGTGATGTCGATCTGGAACTTGGAACCCTGCTGGCCCGGCTTGCAGGTGGCGAAGTAGCCGGCGGAATCGCCCGCGTCGATGAACTCCTGGTTCGAGACTTCCGGGCTGGTGATCACGTTCTCGTGGAAGCCGCCGCCCATGGCAGAGGCAATCGTGCCCATTGTGGAGAGGTGCTGCGAGGGCTTGAACGCGCGCCAGGTGACGATGCCGGAATCCATGGTGGCGGCATCGGTGTCGCCGAGCAGGACCTGCGACACGTCGATGTTGCCCTGCCCGATGCACATCAACATGTCGAGGTACTGGACCCCGGTGAAGGACTGATTGTAGGCGGCTTGCGACCACTGGAAGAACGTGTAGGGCTGGCTGATGTAGTCCGGCGCGGTCAGGACGGTCCCGTAAACTACGGGGATCGGCTCGCCCAGTGCCGCCGCGTTCTGGTCTGTCGAGACATCGAAGAGGCTGACCTGCTTGCCCTTGGCGTTGCCCGATGCCTGCTTCGGCTGGAAGAAGAAGTAATTGATGGCGAACGATGCGGCCGAGAGAATGGCGGCGATGGCAAGGTTGATCGCAATGGTGGTCAGGATGCCGCCCGTAGGATCACCCGGCATTAGCGCCAGATTGACGACGTCATTCTTTCTTACGGCATAGTCGAGATCGTCCAGTTCCTTCTCGCGCCCGTTCACATAGAACCGGACGGGCATCCCGAAGCCCTTGGGGTGGTGCTCCTGCAGCCAATCGATGACGCGCGTGCCGGCCGGGAGCGTGAACTGCTCGCGGGACAGCGGCTTCAGCGGGTTGCGGAGCAGGTTCAGGGATGCCAACGGTAAAACTCCGTGCGCGGGTAGTAGGTCAGGAAGCGAGGCAGCAGATGCCAGGCGGAGCCGAATGCCTTGGAGGCGTGGAGAACGCCGCCGTCCCAGACCACGCCGATGTGGTCAGGCCGGTTGGTGTTCGAGACGATTGCGAGGTCGAGATTGGCGGGTTCGGCAACCTTCACCGCCCGCCCGCCCGAGACCTCCCCCGCCAGAGCCGCAGAGATGGCCCGTGAGGCCGCTCGCGTTCCGGGGCTATCTTGGTACCAATCCGGCAGGGAAACCCCGCAGGCGGCCCGGAATACAGCCATGACGAGGCCGTAGCAGTCATAGGCATCCGGTCCCCGTGCGCCTTCGCGGTAGGGGAGGCCGACGAAATCGTTGATGTTCACCTGCGAAGGCCCGGGTATAGATCCGCGCGATAGAAATTATACGGGAACGCGCGGTTGAGCACGTCCATCCGGGTTGCCGTGGCTGAGACTGCTTCCTTCGTGACGTTCGCCGCCGAGATCAGCAGGGTCAGCGGGCTGTCAGCCGGGGCGGTCGATGGGGTGTCGAGGTAGACCCGCCGCACGCACTTGATGGGCTCGGAAGGCTTGGCCTGCGCCGCCTCAAGGGGGTCAACGAGATCGCGCCCGATGTTTGCCAGCGTGAGCCCCAGGTCCTGGTTGCCCTTGCCGTCGTTCGTCGGGAGCACAATCTTGAACGGCATGGCGATGAATGTCACCGTTGCGCCTGTCTCCAACAAGAACGTCCAATTCTGGTTATCGTTCGTGATGTAGTAGGTCTGCGAGAAGAGGCTATGCGACAGGGCCAGCGTCTCGATGAAGCGCTGCGTCGTCGGCGCGGAGGCATAAATTTCCTTGAGCGAAGATGATATAGGCACGTCAGCGCCCTGCCCTGCGGAGGCCGTAGCCGCGTTCGATGCCCTGCGCGATGACGCCACCGCCCCGCGCGAGATCGTCGGCCACCACCTTGCGCATGATGTCGATCTGCAGCTGTCCGTCGTTGCCCTTCCGGGTCTGAACGTCGGCCCCGGCGTAGTTGTTCACTTGCACGTTCACCGGAGAAGCCCCAACGCCCAACTTGCCATTCTGACGCGTCAACGGCACGATGGCTTCCGGCCCGGCCTCGCCCATGAGGCCCGCACCGCCCGTCATGGGGAAAAGTGTGGGGCCATTCACGATGCCGCCTCCTGCGAAGGCTTTGACAGACTTTCCGCCGCTGAAGACGCCTCCGTCGCCGTAGACGCCGCCGAAACTCTGCGTGAATGACCCGAACGCGGTACTTCCGGACGCGAGACCGATCAGCTTCTGCACTGCATAGAGGACCAGAGCCTTGGCGATCATGGCCGTGATTTCTTTGACGAACGAGGCAGCGAAACTCCGCAACGCATCCTTTGCCGACTCGGTACCGTCCAGGAATGCGGAGAAAGCATTCGACAGATTGTTGACGAGGCTGTCTTCAAGCCCCTGCCCGATATCCTCGACCATGCTACGGAACGGCGTCATAGCGTCGGTGGCCGTCGTGATGCCTTCGGCCATCTGATCCCACCTTTCCTTGAAAGTGAGGTCGCCGATCTTGGTGTTCAGGTCCGCAACATATGCGGTGAAGGCCGCAATCTGCTCCGGGTTCATCTTGTCGCCGAAATGCGCGAAATCCTCCTGCGCCTGGCGCAAGGTGTCCTGCATCCGCTGAATTGGTGTCACGCCGTGGTCAACTGTGGCGATGAACTGCTCGAATTCAGAGGTTTCCTTGCGCTGGGCCTCCGCTGCGAGCCGGGAAGCCTCGGCAACGGCCTTCTTTGCATCCGCGGCGCGCTGCTCGATCGCCGCCAGCTGCTCGGCAACGATGGTGTCGCCCTTGTAGTTGTTGAAACCCGTCGCAGGGGTCGTCGGCGTGAAACTGAAGCCCATCGATCCCTTGGAAGGGGGGCTGATCTTCGAAAGCGCCATGAACTGCGAGATCATGGCATTGAGAACCGGGATGGCTGAAGACGCCTCTTCCCGGTTTTTACGGATCCAGCCCTGGAACTGCTCAAGCGCGAGGGCAGCGGCCTCGGTATTGGTGTTTTTGACCGCCAACTGGAAGTCCTGGAACGGCCCCATGAGGCCGCGGGCCGCCTTTTCCGTCAGTCCGAACTTGTCGGTGAGGAAATTGAGCTTATTGGCAGTCTCATCCAAAGGGCTGAACAGTTGCGCAATGGCCGAGCGGCCGAAATCCGCGTTCTTCCACTGGTTGACGACCTCGCCGAACGCTCCTGCCGTGCCCATGTAGGCTGCATTGAGGTCGGAAATCGCCCGCGCCTGATCGACTAGCGCCCGGGTGATGTCGTCCTTCGCCAGGGCTTCCTGTGTCTTGGCAACTTCACTGATGACGCGGGCATATCGGCCATATTGCTCGGTGAGATCGACAAGCGACGTATTGGTGATCTTCTGCGCGTCGTCCAGTTTGCCCAGACCGTCGGCGAGTTCCTTGGCGTAGTCTCGCGTCTTGACCAGTGAAGCCACTAACGGCAACAGGATCGCCGCCGCCGCGCCGGCAACGGCGCCGAACACACCCAGGCCGCCGAGCAACTGGGGAATCTGTTGTGCAAGGGCGCGCGTCGCGTCGGTTCCGCTGCTGACCTGCACTGCAAAGTCGCTGACCTGGAACGATACGTTCTGGATGCGGCTTCCGAAGGCAGCAGTATTCCGCTCCGCCTGCTTCATCGGCCCAGCGAATCCGTTGACGACCCTCTGAACCCCCTGCACCTGATCCAGCAGCTTCTTTGCCGAATTGAAGGCTTGGCCGGTGAACGTGCAAGTGAACAACTACGCCGGGGCCGACGTTCAGACCCGGAAGGGCAACGACGGACAGCTGCAGATCGACATCATGCGCAAGGTGGTGGCCGACGATCTCGCGCGGGGCGGTGGCGTCATCGCGCAGGGCATCGAACGCGGCTACGGCCTCAGAAGGGCGGGGCGCTGACGTGACGATCTCTGCCGCACTGAAAGAGGTCTACGCCTCCGCGCCGACGACGCAGCGCTTCATCGAGACGCTAGCCCTGTCGCATTCGCTTTTCGCTCAGACCTACTACATCACGAACGACAATCAGAACTGGACGG